CCTGTGATGCTTAGAAATGGGAAAAAGGCTTACATTGGTCATAAAACGCCTGATAACTATGTTTCTGATAACGGTAAAGAAATCAAATTCCCGACCCTAGGCACCACATTATAATCCTCGTTCATTGAACGGGGATTTTTCTTTTATACTTTTCTATTAATAAAATCAACGCTTTACGATACTTAAACATCACTTTTCTACTCTTTTAATATTATCCAGTATTGCAAGTTTTTATGTATTTTTATATATTTTTATGCACCAACTACGCCAAAATTACGCCAGACGGTTTAATTTGTGGTGATTTATATTTTTAAAAGGTGTGAAAAATGGCAACGGTTAGAAAACGTGGCGAAAAATGGCGTGTGGAAATCTACCGAGACGGCATAAGAAAGTCTAAAACTTGCTCTACAAAGGCGGAGGCTGTTTTGTGGGGAGCAGAAGAAGAAAAGAAAATAGAGTTACAAGCCAAAGGATTGCAACCTGAAACACTATTCTCTGATGTAATTAAGCGGTATCTGAATGAAATTACACCTACAAAACGAGGTGAAAAGCACGAATTCAACCGTTTAACTCGTTTTTTACGCCATCCTATCACTGATAAATATATATCTGATGTAACAAGGCAGGATTTAGAACTCTGGATAAAAGAAAGGCTTGAAACGGTAAAGGGCGAAAGTGTTCGCAGAGAACTATCAACTATCGGGCATATCTTTAAGGTTGCACTGGAGCGATGGGGATATATTCAGTCATCGCCTATGATTGGATTACAACAGCCACAAGCAAGCAAGCCAAGAACACAGAGGTTTACGCAAGAAGATATTGACGAGATTATCAATGTTAGTGGATATAACGAGAGTTTGAAAACGGCTAAGGCAAGAACTGGCGCCGCATTATTATTTGCGATTGAAACGGCTATGCGAGCAGGTGAGATTTGCGGATTGACTTGGGATAACGTTAATTTAGAGAAAAGAACTGCTTATTTGCCAATGACTAAAAACGGCTCTTCTCGCACTGTTCCACTTTCCAAAAATGCGGTGAGAATACTGGAAAGGTTAAGAGACGAAATAGAACAAGGCGATACTTGCTTTCAAGTGAAGTCAAATATTCTAGATGCGACATTTAGAAAACTCAAAAAGTCAGCTAACCGAGAGTATTTACACTTTCACGATACTAGACGGGAGGCATTAACGAGGCTGGCGAAGAAAGTCGATGTGATGACTTTAGCGAAAATATCGGGGCATAAAGACATCCGCATATTGCAAAATGTTTACTATGCCCCGAATATGGAAGAAGTTGCTGAACTTCTAGACTAATTAAGCATCACTTCCATGAAAACCGCTAGATTCTTTAATAGTCGCACGGACTGTTTCTTTTGGATTTTTGAAGTTTGTCAGCTTGATGATAAAGAACTCTTTCTCGGTTGTATCCATAAAGAATTGAGCATCATCATACATCGTTGCTGTGTTGTATGAACCATAACTTTCCATAAGGACGAGCGAATTTTTAAAATTATCAGGCAGATTAACAGTAGCCAGTACTTTATTGTTTACCTGTTCTTCTGTTGCGGCAGGAACGATGACTTTTAGTACATCCAATCCACCGCTAGTTGTTCCAATGCCTTCAATTTTCGCTTTAATCTCTGCAATATCTTTGCCGACTAAATAAGCGAATGTTTCGTTTTTACTTCCAAAGTTTGCCATATATGCTCCTATTGACCTTGTTTACCTTTTTCATAAGCCGCTTTTAAATCTAGATTCTCTAAAGCTGCCATTTTTTCAGCAACACCATCAAGGCTAGATTTAAATTCTGTGATTTTTTGAATTAATTTCTCTGGCATTGTTTCGCCAGATTTAAGGTTACGAACTGCATCGGCTAATTTTCGTAACGTGTCTAAATCAGCCGCTACATCACCGCCTAATAAGTCTGATTTGAGTTGTGTAATCTTTTGCTCAACCGATGCAATGATTGCCTTATCCTGAGCGCCAAGATATTCAGCAAAGCTATTAAGCAGTTCCGCTACTGTTTGTTGTGCCACTATAACGCTCCTAGTTGATAGTGAGTTTTTAATTCTTCAAGCGTTGGAAGTTTTTCCTTTTTCGCTCCAATTTCTTTAATTAGACGCACCTTAACCTTAATGTTAGGTTTCGCTCGTTTAACTAATCTGACAATCATCTCGCCTCCGTTACATCGTGGATAAGTGTGAATTCACCGCCTGCGAGCGTTCTAATTAATCCTTGCGCGCTAGTACACTGTAAATCCCAGCTTGCAGTCTCCCACTTAGCACCTAGCGTTTTATCGTGCGATAATGTAACGGTTACTAGATTTTCACTCACAGTAATCTCGCCTGTTTCAGTTGATAGTTTGATGGTTTCGCCTTTTTTCGGCTCAATCCACATATCAAACTTGCTTCCAGTTAAATCACTTTTCTGCTCGTTATCTTCTAGGATTTCAAAAGTCCACCCGTCATCATCACCACGCACTGTCTCTAGCTCAATGTTTTCCATTTTTGCTCCAATAAAAAACCGCACTAAGATTTCTCAAAGTGCGGTTGGTTTTAGTTTAAGGTTGATTAAATAACAATTAAGCCATTTTCTTTCAAGTGTGCATAGATTCGATCAATCATTACCTGCTTTAACGATTTGGATGTCTCTTCTTTGGTTAATGGCTTATCCATAATTGCATTGGCTGTTTCGCCATCAATCCACTTATATTCAGATGTAATAGGCGTGAAATCCGTTACGGAATCACCACTATCAGCACCGGAGCCGACTACGTATTTAGCATTAATTGAACCGTCCTCTTGAATTGAAAAAGAGGCAATGGTTGAGTAAACAGGGTTTAGAATTTTATTGAATTGCATAAACATCCTCATTTTTTAGTTTGCGGTAAAGTGAATTTGGACTAAATTTGTGTGGATTATCAAATCCTAGACATTCGGCGCACCATTCGGAGCAGAAGTATTTTTTAGAGCTTTGCTTGAATGGCAGAAGTACACCAAGCGCACCAAACCAGTCATATTTCAGCCCCGCAGTTTGTTTGTAGAATAATCTGATTAAATCGGCATTAATATCAACTTCGACCAAATCCCATCTATCACTAGGCAATGGCATAAGTCTAAGTCTTACATCTCCATCAATATTACTTGCTGTATAACACTCAAATAGCATTTTCCCGTTCTTCTCATAATTAGGGATAACCATTTCACAATGGCTGTAATCACCTTTTGTCAAAAAACGGATTATGTCATCACACAAACGAAAGACTGTATTTTTTAAACCTTTTCGTTTGCGCTTATGCTTGTAGAAAGCGATATATACTTTCGACATATTTTTAACTCCATAAATAAAAACACCAACTCACTACTGCGAATTGGTGTTAGCTACGAGCCACCATAAAGGTGAATGTGGTTCCGTTGATGTTTATATACTTGTCGCTTGCTATAAGTCTTATTCGTATCCTGTGCGCTCTGTTTGGCTCCAGATCCATCATTGTTGTTAGCATTATAAACTGCTGATTCCAATTACTCTTTTCTGGCGTGGTATTAGTGTAGTTAAACGCTCTGCGCTGATCGTTTAAGTACATTCTGATATGCACACCAGAAAATCTGTCATTATCACCTTCGCTGCTTGAAGAATAAACTCCAAACGGCAGAACAGTTGGATAAAGCAAGGCCTTACGCCAAAACGGAGCGGCTGGCAAGTCTATGGTTAGATGAGTATCCTCCCGATCATACCTATTATCTGCTCTATAAGCCGAAACGCTATAAAACTTAGCAATATCACCGATGATATTGTCAGCCTTAATAGTTTGACCCTCGATGTTCACACCTCGAATCGTGCTACCCTCAATGAGTACGCCTCGAATCGTGCCACCACTGATATTAGAGCCTCTAATATCGCCACCGCTGATAGTATTACCGTGAATATTTGTGCCTGTAATCTCGCCTGCTGTAATTCTTCCGATGTTGGAACTGATAGCTGACAAGCTACCAACATTTAACTTATCAGAAGTCAGTGAACGAGAGACAATGTGATTTGAATTGATGCTATTTGTCGCGATATGTTTGGCCGCTACCGCACCGACTGCAATATTGTTAGCTGTTACGCTATCAGCGCCAAGCTGTTTAGTGGTAATTGAGTTTGTAACAATCGAGCCGCCATCAATAGAGGTTATTGAGGTTTCTCGCCACTGGCTAGGCACATTTTGGCTTGAATTGACTTCCTCAAGCATTGCCCTAGCCATATAGCAGTCTTGGTAGGCTTGCTTATAACCAAATCGTGTGATACGGAAAATAAGACAAACGACACCAGACTTAGGAGCGGTAAACTTAACAAAAGCTCTATGTGCTTTACTCGTATCTACCCCATTTGCAAAATGAGACGAACTAGCCTCAACGCAAGCCTCGCCATTATTCAGCAATATTCTATCTCGCTCACCAAATAATCCAGAGTCTGCGATCCAGCGAACATAATTTTCACGGTTAGCACTATATTCTTCAGCTATCAGATATCCACCGCAATGATGGCAACCTACATAAGCAGAAAATATGTAGGTTTTCCCAGGTATTAAATTTGCAAAAACTCGTGCGTTATCCACCCAAAGCTGATTGTTTTTACTATCAACGGCTAGCTGCGAGAACCCATTTACAGTCCATCTAGCAAAGCTAAATGTTTCATTTTTATATTGACTATCTCTTGGTCTATAAGCTTGATTTGTGTTATAACGCAGATTTTCATACTGCACGCCCACGCTACCTGCCGTCCAGTACCTTTCTATTTCTTTTGCGTACAGGACAAACCCGTGCCAGCCGTCAGAGTTGCCAGTAAATAAAGGGTTTTTAAGCAAATTACCGCCAAGTCCCAAGGCTAGTTTCTCGCCAGTTATTTGAGTTGCTGCAATATGTTCAGCCCTCACCGCTCCAGCCTGTAATGCGCCAGTAGTAACAGAGTTAGCCGCTAATTTAGATGCAGTAACTTCACCATCGGCAATTAAATCGCCAGCAACAACCACTTTTCCGTTCTGCACCTTAAACAATGGCTTAGGTGTTCCGTTAGCGTTTGGCACAACTTGGAACTTGTCAGCCATTACGATAACAGAGCTTTCTTCCTTGTTTGCACCAAGAGAAATGCCTGCTATTGCGGTCTTGCCACCAGAAATAGCCTGTGTTTTGATTGTGTGTGTGGCGGATAACTTACCGCTCACATCGGCAACCGTTCTGCTTATGCTTTGGACTTCAGCTTTTGTACCAGCCACACTGCTAGTTAAAGCCGTGATTTGCTGTGCCTGAGCCTTGTCTTTTTCGGCTGTTGCTTTTTGGTAATTGGTTAATTCTGCAATACTACTTTCTGCATCTTCTGGAGCTGGAGTCCAGTCTGTTGCAACTGTTCCGCGCTCAAATTTAACCTTGTTAATTGTATAATTTGAGTTAGCGCTGCTTGGATAAAAATACAGATTTAAATGTGTATTATCTGCATAACTACCCTCATTTGTACCACCATTAGGTAACTTCCATTTTCCTTTACCTTGATAAACACCGTCCGCAACTTTTTCTAAAGTTAATAGTTCGCCATATCCTCTGGAGTTAAAAACCCCAATACCGGTGCGGTCTGCACCAATTTCGCCGTATAGCGTAACAATCACATCATCGCCGACAGCAGGAGCTTCCGTGATTTTATAACGTTGCCCGTAATCAGAGCTTGTGATAGGTGTATCACTATCTCTAATCAAGTTTCGTCCGCCAACTTGCAATTTGTCCAACTCTGCTTTCGCATCATTTTTCCAGATTGCCTGTAATGACGATTGAGCTAGACTTGCTACCTCGTTTTTACTTGCTTTAGTGGACTTGATTTCATTAATCGCACTTTCTGCATTATTAACTTTAACGGAAAGAGATGCCGTTTCAGATTTAGTTTGTTGAGCTATAGAATTAGCTGTATCAGCGGTTGATTTGGTTGAGGTAATTTCACCAATTAAAGCGTTGTCTAATTGGCTTTTATTTACTTTTCCACTTAAGTCACTAGCTTGGACTTTGGTTGTATATTCACGACCATTCCAAACATACAATTTCCCGTCTTTTGTGTTGTAAACCTGGTTGTGCCCGATGGATTTACCAGTGTTTAGCTCACTTACGGTTTTGATTAATTCAAGGTTACGAGCAGGTAATGCTGTATCAATTACCTCATCAGCGATATTTTGAGAGAGTTTTTCGTTTAAAATCTCTAATTCTGCGTCAATATCGACCGAGCTTTCACCTCGAATACCAGTCCGTTGATTAAATGGACCAATATTCACACCTCTAGTATGTCTTAGCCAATAGTATCTAACCTGTTTAGCTCCGACTTCGTGCGTGTAAGTTCGCGAATTAACTTTCGCTAACCGTTTGGCGGTCTTAATATCGTCTGTTTCGCTTACAAAAATCTCAGTAGAAGTCGCCTCATCAATCCAATCCCATTCGATTGTGATGTTTCCCAATCCACCAGTAACAATTACGCCTGTTGGAGCTGGCGGTTTATCAATAGTAAAGGTTTGAGTTCTTTCGCCTAGTAACTGTCCTTTCTCGTTTTTGATTTGGATAACGACTGTATATTCGCCATTTTCCAAATCATCAAAACTGATATTAGGCGATGATTGACCTAAACGAACATCATACAACGCACCGTCTTTATAGATTTTAATGTCGTATTTGACTAACCCATTACCGCCAGTGATGTCAGTAGCAAAACTAACACTTCCATCTGGATTAGTAATAACACCAATATTACTAATCTGCGGAGCATTTAAAATTGATGTTGATTTAGGTTCAAACTTCGCACCGTTATCAACAATCGCCTCTTTCTGCGGTTCGTGTTGTAAGGCTGTAATGGTATATTTGCCTTTCGCATCTTCTTTAACAGACAGGGCTTTGAATAATTGGCTTGTTACCTGTTGAGTACTTAAAGACCATACGCCATAAGCCTCTAATCCAGTCGGAGCTTGGTCTAAAGTAACTTCCGAGCCTTTAACAGAAATAATCTTGATGTCTTGATGTTTTGCGTTTTGGTTAATGTAGCTAAAGTAACTATTACCATTGACGGAAATCTCTCTGTCGAGAGTAACTTTTTTGCCATTAATTGCTAAAACCCGACCACCAATATTCGTGCCGGCGTAGTACGTGTCAGCAACCTTAATGATGTCACCTGGAACGTGCATTAATCCCTCTGCGCCAACCGTAAATGTTACGGTTTTAGTCTCAAGTTTTTCTGTTTGCAATAACCATAAGCCAGTACGATGCGCCTGTCCTCGAGATGTACAACCAAAGGCGGTTATTTTTTTAACGTTTAAGCCATTCTTGCGAATTGATTCATCGTCTGAAACGTACTCAATCGCTCTTTCGTAAGAGTTGTCTTTATCTGCGTATTCAACCTGAATTGCGTTATGGCGAGCTTTCTTCGCTGAAAATGTGTAATTAAACTCACCATTCTCTACGTTTGCGTTTGTGTAAGTCCAAACTGGATCGGCTGGTCTATCCATTACAACCGTTAATTGCTGACCGTTCCAAACTGGCATTGCTCTGAAAATTGAACAGATGTCATTAATCACATCATACGCAGAGCGTTGCTCAGTTAGCCATGCATTACATGTGAATCTTGGCTCTCGACCACCAAAACCATCTGGGACGAGCTGGTCGCAATATTGGGCAACTTGGTATAAAGTCCATTTATCAGCTCCAAACTCGCCTAATCTATTGCCTAATCCGTAACGTTTGTTTGTAACAATATCAAATAGCACCCAAGCAGGGTTGTCTGTCCAGTCTATTTTGAATGTTCCATCCCAAACGCCGGAATACTGTCTTGTTTTAGGGTTATAGTTACTTGGGATTTTTACTTTGATTCCTAATAGGTCATAGGTTCTATTAGGAATATTGCCAAAGTGTTCAGAGTCAAATTTAACCCCGATTAAAGCGGTGTTTGGATATGTAAACTCTGTATCAATAACCTCTGTGTAGCTAGACCACACCGTGTTATTTTGAAGTCTTTGAGAGTTACTATCCGCTGTTAGTCGTTCAACCTTAATGGTAAATGGAGCGGGCGGTAAGTTTTTAAATGTATGCTGTTGAAGATATTGGGAACTATACTTACCGAAGATTGTTACAGGGTAAACTGTGCCACCAATAGTAATCGTAAGATTAACTTCAGTTTCTTTAATATCCCCATTTTCTTCTATATTGGATAGGGACTGCACGCCAATAGTAAATCTTAATCTTGATACCTTGCTATCTGTGATTGTTCTTGTAATTGGTAGATTGTTTTTAACCTGTGCGCCAACGGAAACCTCTTTTTCGGAAGTGTTAAATCCACCTAGCACGCCTTGAACTTGACTACCTACTCGGCCTTGCAGTAAAAAGTTTTTAAAGTTGTATGAATTATTGCTATTTTGAACTGGTGTATTGTCTAGATAAACGGATTTCATACCGTTTGCCAATCCTGCGACTTCGCCGTCGGAAAGAATCTCGACAATTTTGACAAGCTGTTTACTGCGGCTAGTTTCTTTAGCCTCAACTGGCGTATGCGCGCCACCACCACCTTTACCCATTTTAAGACTCCCACGCTTCTAACCAAGGATAAATTCTTCCGCTTTTATCTCGATACCTGTTTTTATCAATGATTCCGTTATTGCCGCTATTACTGCTACCATCGCCACCGATTTTATTTCCTCGGTCAGCTAGAGTTGGCTCTCTGTCAACGTCCATAGTCTCTATACCCTGTGAGATAATTAGCGATCCAACTCTAATTCGGCCATAAGCAAGCGGCACAGGGCGACCTTGCGCCGCCATGTTTGAAAGATTTGAAAAACTTGTTGATTGTTTCTTTTCCGCCTCTTTACCAGATTTCATAGATGGCATTTTTGTTAGCATTTGAGCAACGCCGCCTGCCATTAATCCAATACCACCAGCAATCAACATCGTACCGCCAGCCCAAGAAGTAAATGCACCTACGACAACCATCACAGCACCTACAATGGTTTGGAATAAGCCAGCTTTTTTAGAGCCTTTTAGAACAGGTGTGAAATGCACCGTTGCATCTTCTTTTAAGCTTTGATTTAATCCTTGCTCAAGATAGCGATTGTCTAAATACTCTCTCCCCACTCTCACGGTAAATAAGCCTTGCTGAATGAATTGTCTCAATTTCGGAATTTGACTTGTTAGAGCGTGTACTACTTCGGCAGGTGTTTTGCAGTCTAGATTAAATTCAGATCCAAACTGTTTAAGGGAACCGTAAAATCTAACGTTGACCATTCTTTGTATCTCCAAATACTGTGTGTGTGCTTGAGCCAATAACCATCGTACAAATCACGCTTGGATAAGCGTTTTGGTGCGTGATGCAATACCATCTGATTGCCTACATAAATTGCAGCGTGATTAGGCACATCAGAGCCAATACTGATTAAAATCACATCACCAATTTGTGGCTCGCTAACTTGCTCAAATCCGTGCTTTTCCATATTGTCTAAGTAGAGATCGAAACCATCTTCCCACCAGTATTCTTGCCGTTCAAAATCAGGTAATTCACAACCAGATAACCGGTAAAAATCTCTGAATAGCGTGTAGCAATCAGTTTCACCGTGATTAAACTCACGACCGATTAAAAATGGGATTTTCGGGAAGATATGAATTTGCTCATCGCAAACTAGCCAAAAATCTAACTGACTATATAACTGCGTTTGTAAATCGGCTTGGGATAGTTTTGGCTCGCCTTGTGGGTGTGAATGGACCAATGCCACAATATCGCCTTTCTCAGATGCATTGATAAAATCTTCTGGCGAGATTTCAAAGTGGTTCTCTTTATCCTCTGCCACGTTTTCACAAGGAATAAAGACTTTTTCATCGCCTACTAAAACAACAAAACCACAGCTTTCCTGTGGTTCTTTTGATTTTGAGTATTTGATTATTTCATTACGTAGCTTGCCGTCCATTTCCTACCCCAATTTATCAACGCTGACAAATCCGCCATAGTTGCGTGTATTGTTTCTCAGCTTGCATCCGGTTAATAATCCACTGCATTTATCCTTTTGCGGGTCAGTGGTTGGTTGGTCTTTTTCATCTGCCACTGCTCGACCTGTATAACCGCACTCAACACCGCGGTATAACCAACTGCAAGTCGTTGTAATCATTCGTCCTATTAAAGCATTATCAGTCTCTGATGGTAAGGCTAAAGTAAATTGAGCTACATCTCGGTTAAGCGAGGATAATTGCTCAATAAGAAAATAACTCAAGACTTCCTGTGATGGGTCGGCTTGTTTATTCCCATCTACGAAATTCACCGCATCAAGATAGTGCATATAGACCAATCTTCGTCTAACTACACCGCCAAGACACTGTTCAAAGCGATTACAAAGTGCGGTAATAAATCCACCAACATTCCCTAGTGTTAATGTTGGTCGGTTACTTGGGCCACTGCCTGACATTTCAAACCCGTCTGCTTTAACCGCAAATGGCTCATAAGTCTTGCCTTGCCAAACAATAGGCTGTGATTTTTCGTTAGTTCCAGCATAAAAGCGGTACAGCTCGCCACTAATTCCATCGCTATCACGCAACGGTCTTAAATCAACCTCAAACAACTCAATGAGCGCATTTTGCTCTAGCTTGGCAAGGTCCAACTTGAATTTATTGCTAATTAGTTGTGGCATTTTTACTCCAATAAAAAAACCGCACGATGATTGCTCAAGGTGCGGTTAGTTTAGTTTTTTTTGCTATATAATTTTCGCTAGCTCATCTAAGAATTCGCTTGGGTGTGTGCCTGACAGGTATTCAAACTGCATATCAAATACATCCCACTCATAAACAATTCGCAGGAAAGCTAGAGGCTCGAAAAATTGCCCTCTAGGACTAGGCTGACTAATTGCGTGAATGAATTGCTTAATGGCTAAATCAAAATTTTCATCAATATCTTTTAAGCAAAATGCGAAATCCATATAGTAACGAAAAACATCTCTTACCTTGTCGTTAATAACAATATCATCAACTTCCACAGCTTTAACACCAAAAGCTCGCTCATAAAGTTTTACTCTTTCTTTGACGACTTCTGGACTTATCTCTTTTATATCTGACATTTTAAACCTCGCTATTTAATGATGGCTACATTATAACGCACCTACGGCACTTCCGTAAAATCACAGCTAAACTCAGTGAAGTTTAAATCCATTTTCGCCGGCCATTTACTACAAATAACTTTGATATTTTTGCCAGTAAACGGGTCCTTAAAAAGGAAAGGATGAATTCCCTTGTGTCTTTTAAAGAATTCATCAACTTCTAGGCGGTCTTTGTTTTTAACCTTAACCGATGCAGAATAAGAGCGGAGTAAACTATTAATCCCTTGCAATTGGCGTTGAGTGTATCCATCGCCAAATTCAATAGTGTTTACAGTCGGCTCGTTATCAATCTGAAAATCAGGTCTCACGCACCATTTAAATGTTTCCATATTTACCCTCGACCAAACATTCCACCAGCTCTCATATTGTTAGAGAGGATGCCATTCGTTGCTGATAGCCATTTCCAAAATTAAGCACTTTCCGCTTTGGTTCTTCATCAACCGAATAACCAGGCTGCGGACACCAAGGCAATGTTTTTAAAGCCATCTCATCTCCTTATCCAAGCATTCCACCTGGGCGACGTTGTTTTCTTAACACTTCAAGTACATTTGCTTGGATTGCTAGTGCAAGCTCTTTACCTTGTGCAGCTTTTTGCTCAGCAGTTACATTTTCATTTCCGTTTTTATCAATATTTATTGTTATTGATACTTCGTTATTAGTTGATGCTCCACCACCGCTAAACAATCCGTCATAACTATCAGATTTGCCACCAACATGACCGCCATTTGCAAATTTAGGGAATCTGCGTTGATTTAAGGCATTCATAAATCCAACACCATAGTGATCAACTGTACGGGATGTCATAACAAATTCATTGTTAGATAATCGAGCTAAGATAGAATCGCTTGTTCCAGTTCCTTCTCCTACAACATGACCACCTTTAGCAAAGCCTACGCTAGTGATTTGAGAGATAACATTAGCACCAGCTGCCGCAACCGCTGCCATATTTGCAAATTTTTGAGCAGGAGTAAGTGCTGTAGTATCTGCCATCGCTTGTGCTACCGCTTGAGATAATTTCACTGTAGCTTCTGCAATAGCAAACGCTTTCGACACAGCAAACATTGCTTTATAAGCTGCAGATTGCTTACCGGCTGATTGTTCAACGACTGATGTTAAAGTTCCAAACGCACTGCCAAGATCATTTAATCCAGTAGCATAAAGCCCCATTTGTTGTTGGAGCTGACTATTTCTGTATTTTTCAATGATTTGCTGTTTGCGTTGTTGGAATTTTTCTTCCGTGATTAACTTTTGATCGTTAAATGCTTGGAGCTGAGCAAGCTCTTGCGTTTGTTGATTAATTAGCTCTTGTTGCGGATCATAAAGTGCACGTAATTGGTCTAATGGATTGACCGCACTTTGAGATCTGTTTTGAGCATAATCAAACTTCAATTGCAATTCAGCAGTATTAGCTTCACCACCTGTAAGCTGCCCTGCCTTTTTAAGCTCTTCAATTACAGCTAACTCATCATTTAAGTTCGCACGCAATAGTTTCTCAGGCGCATACTTACCTGCAAGCTCTAACCGTTGACGAGCAAATCGCTCAGTGATAGCTGTTTTTGCTGTTTCATATTCTTGGTGAGATACAACACCTTTTTTATTGTGCTCTTCCAAACGTTGGAACATTCTTGTTTGTTCCAAGTCAATCTCAGCAAGACTAGAACTACTTTTCTTACGAATTTCATCATAGAAACTTAACCAGCTATCTCGAGCATTCTCACCAGATGATTTCGATTTACCACCACCTGATTTTTTGTGGCTTTCTTTGATTTGTGTCTCAATTGTTGTCACTTTTGTTTCATCGGAAAACATTTTTTCCAATGTTGCTTTTCCGGCTAAAATCTTGTTTAGCGTTTCAAGTGATAACCCAACTGCTTTATCTGCCGCATTAGCTGCAGTGATTGTGCCTGTAGCAATACCAATCAATACTTCGTTGTATTCAGCACCTTCCTTTCCAAGCAACTCATAAAGACCAGCCAACACATAAGCGGATTTTGCCTGACCTTGTTGTTTGAGTTTTGCAACTTCAAGCCTTTGAGCAAGCGACGTAGATTTCTCTTTAAGCTTTTCTATTGCATCATTCAAATCTAACGTCTTGTCTGCGGCTTTATTTGCACTATCAGCTGTGTCATTAAAGCTTTTCGGTAAGTTAGCTATAATGTTATCTGCAGTTTCAGCCGACACGCCAAGCAACTTGAATTTCTGCCGCACTTCATCGACATTTTTACCTGCGCGAAGCATCTTCTCACCAAGTGGAGAAAGCATTTTTTCAAGTGACTGTCTTGCAATATCGGCATTTTCTTTAATTACTTGGATTTTGTTTTTTAAACTTTCAATTTCGGCATCATTTGCATTTCCACCAACGCTAATGCCATCAAAATCTGCACCAACCTGCTTTGTTGCTATTTCCGCTTTTAATTTAGCAATCTCAGCGTAATATTTTTCTATATCCTCAAGCTGTTTATCAATTTTAAGAGATAATGCCGCTTCGGTGATTTGATCATAAGATTCGGCTAAAGCTTGGTTAGCAACAGATGTATCTAATGCCCATTGTCGAGCTTCTGCCGCTTGTGAACTAAAAAATAATAATGATGTGGCAGCAATACCAATCACTCCAGCTGGTCCACCAAGTAAAGCCATTACACTTTGCAAACCTTTTGCCGCCATCGTTGCAAGATTAGTTGCTGTAGCAAGGTTTCGTTTTGCTGCAGCTTCTGCTTCTGCAAGTGCAATAATTTGAGCAGACTGCACTTTCATTCTTTCACGCAATGCAAATCTGGTTTGTTCGGATTGAGCCAGCTGTAATTGCGCGGTCAAACTAGACATTTCAAGTTGCGCGGCAACTCGCATTGCTGTCGCTCTTTCATAAATGCTTTTTGCTTCCGCTGTATGGGCTAAAGCATTTTTGGCGCTAACAATGCCAGATTTTGCTAACTCTGCACTGTATTGGCTAATTCTGCCAACGGCTAAGGCTCCAGTTAAAACAACCGCTGCAGTGATTAATTGATCAAGATTTTTCGAAACAAAATCTACACTCTCTCCAAGTTTTTGAGTGATACCATAAGTGCGGTCAGCTTCACCGGCATATTTAATAAATGATGTTTCGAGATTGGTGTATGACATCGAAAGTGTTTTTACACGTTTCTCGAAATCACTATCCACAGATGATTTTGCTTTTTCAAGTGCAGTTATCACTTTGTTGATAGATAACTCACCATTCTTACCCATATCTTTAAGTGCGCCAACGCTAACACCTAAACCATCAGCAATAGCTTGTGCTAAAGCCGGTGTTTGTTCCATTACAGAATTAAGTTCAGCGCCGCGCAACTCGCCACTAGCCAAAGCTTGACCGAACTGCATTAATGCCGCTTCTGATGACGCTTGTGCGGCACCTGATAAAGCGACTGCTTTTGATACAGTTTCTGTTAGTTCTACTACTTTTTGCTGACTAATATTTAAAGTATCAGCATTTTTTGCAAAACGTTGATAGATTTGAGCGGTTGCGCCAACAGCTTGATTGGTTCGAGATGATATATCAAACACGCTTTCTGTAGCCTGAGCCATTTCTGTCTGACTATGAGTCACCAGTCTAATACGGTTCTGTAACTCAGTGTAGCTATCCATCATTGCAATAGCTTGTTTTGACAAATCTTGCGCTCGACCTAAATTATCAAGGCGAAAACTCCATTTTGTTGTCGAATTGATGTTATTGGCAGCTTTCTCAATATTATTTAAATATTGTGTTGTACGTTCTGAGAACTGACGTGCTTTTTCTTGAGCTCGAGAAAAATTAGCTTCAAATTGTCTAGTAAATTTTCGGGTCTGATATTCCGACTTACTCAATCCGTTCTGAAATTGGACTGTATCGAGACTTAACCCAATGTATAAACTACCGAGTGATGACATATTTTCTCCAGAAATAAAAAAAGCCCGCATATTGCGAGCTTTTTATCTAAACACTAACTATTTAATGATGACGTACTTAACTTCGTTTTCTTTTTCAATTTGCTGTAGCACTTTATTTTCAGTTTTCTTCATAAAGAAAAACATAGCTACTTTTGCAAAAATAAAAAAGGCAATGTAGGCCAGAGAAACACCAAGTAAAATTTTTGTGGTTATGCCTGTTACAGCCAAGATAAAAATAGTAGGTAACACAAAGAATAAAGCGAAAAACGCAATAATCTCTTTGCTCAACCAATGGATAAGTTTAATTTCATCTTTAAACATAACCCCTCCTTATTTACTTATCTATACTGTACAAAATACATTCATTTTAATCAATAGGGAGTAGCTAATTTTTTCAACTTTTTTACTAAACAATCAACGATTTAACAAATAAGACTCTACGCCATCATCTTCTTTATCTTCTGCCACTTTATTTTCATTGAAAAATGGCATTAAATCGCTCAATGTTGTGGCTTTCTGTTTTGGATCTTTATGAATTAACGCTAACAAATGAGCAATCTGTGCTGTGCGATAATCATCTCTCCACAAACCAAATGGCTGTTCTTGATAAAACAGCATATATTCCTGAAAATGTTTTTCAGGCATTTGTTCGATTTCTTCTAACGTTTTACCCAACGCAAGCGATAAAGTTATTTGGAACTTGCGTCGGTCATTAAGTTTTTTGGTTCATCACCCATCAATGCGCGACTTAATTCTTCAGAAACTTCATTATCTAGGCTTGATAATGCTTTCAAATCATCTTCATTTTCAAAATCAAACAATAGATTGCCATCTTTATCACATAAGCGGATGGCTAGATTTCTGGCTAAACGATATGGATCGTAAACTTTTCCTAATTGCTTACCTAACTCATCGGGATCATCATAATCAAGCTCAATACCTTGTGCTTTTGCAATATCACACAATAGCTTGTGCTGGCCAAACAATCCACGATTTACATCACCGACACTTAATGCTCTCACATAGTACTTTTCACCAAGAATTTCAATTTCGGTTACTTTAGGTTTATGCTGCAATAATTTGTTTCTCAAATCCATTGTATTTACCCTCTTTTATGGTTAAAATTTACTCGCAGGTAAACTTCTCCTGCAATAAAGGTTAATCTAATAATTAAAGCCAAGAGCCGATCACTCTTGGCTTTTTTTTATTTTTAAGCTACAGGTAAGTGATATTCCTGTTTTGTATGCTTAATAGTTGCACCGCTTTCAAATTTACCCATAGTTTCACCAGAGTAACCATTGCCTGATTTGAAATAACCAGTACCATACATCGTACCTTGGTCATTTGGGAAAACTAAACGGAAAGGGAACTTAGATTTTGAAAAGAATTTTTTACGGCATAATTTTTGCATTTCAGACGTTGGCGCGGTAAAGAACTTCATCTGTGTCTCACCGTACTCGAACTCACCTGCTTCGGTGGCTTTGCCATCATCACACATGGTAGTCACATCTTCTTCGGTCAATGTATCTTCGCTACGCTCTAAATTTCGGAGTTCACAGAAATTATTTGACCATTTCACTAATGCCGCTTTAGCATCAGTAAATACTGTTGGTTGATCATACGCTGACCAATCAACTTCATCAGCCAATGTAATTACATCTGCCGCAACAGATTTAACTGGATAATATCCATCTAGCGCACCTAAGCCTGTAACTAAGACGCAATCACCAGTTTTGAATCCGCTTGAAGGGATAGTAATTGTTGCATTTGGTGTTACAGCACAAGCTGTAATTTTCTTGCCGGCATCTTCAGATGTGCCAATATAAAACCGTGTTTTTTGGAACGGTGTGGTTTTTGCTGCCATGTTTTATTCTCCATAAGCAATTTGATAAGTTATTACCCGACGATGTAATTTTGTATCGGGTTCGTAGTCGCTGAAATCACTTTCTCTCTCGGCATAATCAAATGCCGTTTCAAGTGCGGTAAAAATAGCCTTTCGCAGAGCGAAAATGTCATCAGGATTTTTGCTATAAACATCAATCTGCACCGTAAAATCATCCAAATCCCCATCTTCCAACGCTGAATTTGGTGATATTGCTGGGAATTGATATACGATGACTGGATAGGTACTATTTGTTTCAGGGATCAACCCATAAAAACAACGACCTGATACAAGTGAATTTAGTGCACTAAAGAGCTTTTTTTGGATCATTTACGCCCACCTCGCAAGATTTCATCTCGTAATGTCATGATGATTTCACGGCTTGCTTGTTCTTTCTTTGCAGTGAAAGCTGGGCGTAAAAACGGTTTGGCTGGCATTTTAGAAGTGCCAAATTCCACAAATCTCCAATAGTAAGGATCGTCCGGGTTCGCCGAACTATTTTTGCCATTACTTTTAAAAGCTGTAATCTTGCTAATTTTAAGCTTCCGGACAAAAATTTTTGTGGTCACAGAACCGTTTTCACCTATTTTGGTTCTAGCAGAAATAGCCTTTTTCAAGGTTCCTCGCTTACGATGTGATACACTGTGTTCTAAAACAGGAGCATTTGCTCTTGCTTGATTTCTAATAACCGCACCACCTTTTCTCATCGCCTTTACGCCAATGCTATTTCTGACTTTGCGCTCAAGCGAGTTCATTGCTTGACCAAGCTCTTTTAACCCTTTGATGTTTACAGACAAATTAGACATTACCTGTCTCCTTACACATAAGCTGTAAAGACACGTCACGCTCTTGAATATTAAGCACGGATAGAATCTCAAACTCTCTTTTCCCAAACTTAACCTTCATTGTGGGTTTAATGCCTTCGATATATCGTAGCCATATCTGTGTAGTGATTTCAGATTGCACTTGTTGAGCTGAAAAGTATTCTCTGCCTGATAGCGGTCTAACATTAGCCCAAACAGTAGCTACTCTCTTCCAGGTTTGAGTACTTGCGCCATAATCATTCACTTCATTAACTTGCCGCAACAAAGTAATTCTGTGACGTAGCTTTCCTATGTTCATCTTAATTACCTACACATCTATAAAACGATAACGCTCAATGATGGCTTTAACGGTTGGAGGTAAATCAAAGTTTGTTACACCTTGCCCTTCGTTCCATCCACCACGGTTTTCATATAGGTAAGCGATCAGCATTAATATAGCTATTTTCAAATCGCCAGTGATTTCTTGTGCATTAATCGGTTTTTCTTCGGGCAATGTATTAAAAAGCACTCTATTCGTGTGGTTCTCAACCATCGCCTTTGCTGCAACTAGATAGGCAGACAACAAATCATCTTCCTCATCATTATCAATGCGACATTGCAACTTAATTTCGTCTAGTGTGATTTCCATTCATCCCCCAAATAAAAAATGCGGCCATTTCTGACCGCACTTTTAACTATTTACCTGTTAATGCTTTAATTGCTGACACATCTTCGAGTACGCAGTCAAAGCGATGGAACGCTAAGAAACCTACTTGGTCGAACTCTGCGTAACGTTCCACTAAGCGACGTAATGTCATACCTGACACGCGACGAATAATGAAACGACTGAAGTCACCAAAGTAAGCAAATTTCTTACCTGAACCAATATCTTCGATGCCTTGGTCAATCACATATTGATGGCCTAAGATGGTTGCAGGAGCAACGCCAGCCACATCAGGCAACCATAATGGACGTTTTTGTCCATCCACCATTTCTTTCAACGTTTTTAACGTATTGTCGTTGAAAGCAAGGCGAGTATTGCCAACATTACGATAGGCAGGATCTACTGAGTGGATCAATGCGTTAAAATCTTGCCATGCCACTGCAGCGGCTGCTGCTTGAGTTACACCAGTAACTGCAGTTTGTAAGCCTTTAGGTTGAGCAGGTGAGCCAACACCAGTACCTTGGATAAGATATTTAGCTTCTGCACGACCAATACGCTCTGCAATTCGACGAGATAAATACTCTTCGATATCCACACCTGAATCTTGTAACAATTCGTTTGATACGCGGATGATTTTTGATGAGAGTTTTTTCGCACCAAGCTCAGCTGTGCCAAATTCAGTATCTAATTCAGTTGCCGCAGCATTTTCACCAATTAATTCACCTTCTTCAGCGGTGCCATTTGCAGTCGCCCAAGTAATAACGCGACCGTCTGCAGTGTTAAGGATTTGAGCAACGCTCGCGATACCACCAAAAGCTTTCATTTGTTCAGCAATACGAGCCTGCATTTCTTTAGGTACGGTGTAACCACCTTTATTGTCAGTGCCTGCCGCTTGTGCGCGAAGTTCCGCCATCACTTGACGTTCTTCTTGACTTAATTCGCCTAAGCCACGACGTAAGAACGAATTAAATGCTTGGGAACGTTTAACTTCTACATCAATAACTTGTTTTGATTCAGTTTCAATTTGACGCTGTTCTTCAACAAATAAAGCATCGGTTGATCGTAATGATTCTTCGCGCTCAATTTGTGATTCAACACCGCCTAATTCGGATTTCATTGCATCCCACTTAGTACGCTGTTCTTCAGTCCATGTTTTTTCGCCAATTTCATCATTCAATTGACGCATTTGAGCCGCGATATTACGACGTTTTTCTTGAAGTTCATGTAATTTAGCCATGATTTTTCCTCTTTCTTTAAATGAAAAAAGCCGCATTATTGCGGCTCGTATTGAAAAAAATTACTTTTATTTAGCATTAATTAAGCTTAAGAATCGCTCACGTGCGGCTTTTTGTGATACCGCTTTAGCAATTGTTCCTGAGTCTCGAGCTTCTTTCCACGCTTCAAGTGAGCGAGCTGTACTGCTTGCTTCTTGGTAAGCGGGATAAGTCACAGGACTGACATCATAAAGGCGTGAAATTTTATGAATTTCACGGATGATTACACCATCATCATTTTCATACCATTCATCTCCATTACGTGCGATCTTAAACGCAAAAGATGATTGAGTAATATCACCACGTTTTAGCGGTGCAATAACCAAATCACGAATGGTTGGATTATCTGGTGCGATAATGTCGTATTTAAGGCCTGTTTCATCAACTGATAGACTCAACGTACCAGCTTTACTGCGCCCTAGAATGAAATTAGGGTCGTGATTAAACAACCCGCGCACATCATCTTCAAGCACATCATCAAATGCACCTGGCATAATGATTTCGCGAAAACCCCACATTACTTCAGACATAGTATTGAACACGGAACCATAACCGATAATGTGCGTAGGCTCATCATCTCGGCTTTCCGCTCGCACTTCGCCTGTGTAGGAGCGCTTTTCTACATCACTCATTTGTGTTCTCCGTTTGTTTATTATTTGCTTGTTTTGCCGCATTCACGCTAACCAACATTTCATCCAGTCCATCAACCGGATTCATATCTTCAAGCTGACGAGCTTCATTTCGAGACATCCAACCATCAGTGATAGCCGCATGGTAAAATGTTGCTCGTTCACCTGCAGTACCACGCATAATCCCAGCAAGATTAAACTTCACGAAGTAACCCGCTTTACGCTCTGCTTCAGTAAAGATTTTTCGGTTTAGTTCCTGTTCCCAATTAACCACCCATGGCATAACGCTGAATCGAATAAACTGAATTGTCTGTTCTGATATATTGGAAAATGTCGCCTTCTCCAAATCGTTGATCATGTGGGCTGGAACATTAAAAATACCGGCAATCTCGGAACGATTCAGTTTCATCATTGAAAGCAGTTCAGTATCGACTGGTGATACGGTCAAAGCCTTATAATCAAGCTCAGCAGGAAGTAATATTGTTTTATTTTCTTCACTTCTCAGCTTTTCTTGTGCGGTTTGCCACATCTTTTTAAAGTTTTCCCACGCATTGCTATTTAGTGGTGTCTTAACAGACAGAATACCTGCAGGACGAGCATTTCCACCAAAGAAACCGCTAGCAAATTTGCGAGCATCCAAACCCAAACCAATCGTCTCAGCATGAGTTTGAATAACTGATTTCCCTGTTTTTATTGATGGACCGAGTGACTTAATGTGTAAAACATCATCAGGGGACAGGCTCATTGTCTTATCGTCACCGTAGTAAGCATAAACATGGCGACTTCCGTTTTTAAGTAACTGCACTTTCCACGGCTCTAATGATTCAAGCGAGACTACTCCACCGTTTTTATCACGAACAATATGGATATAAGCATTTCCGTATAACAAAACAGAACTTTGTGCATATTCGCGTAATTTGTACGATGTCTGCCAAGCGTTAGGGCTGTCATGCAACAGGTAATATGCTGGATGATCTTTTACAGTATCTACTTTATCGCCACTCTTGCGCTTAACGTGCAGTGGTAATTGCGCGACCGAACTCGATAACACGTAAACACAAGCATAAACAGCAGATAACTTCATTGCCAAATCAGGACTAACTGATTTAGTCGGCTGCATTCCGAATATTTCTTCGTAAGCTGATTCAGCACTTAATGGCACCGCTGGATTTTCCAGTGAACGAGTGCTAAATAATTTATCAAAAATCATTGTTTACCTCTCGATGCCCAAATAGTTAAAAGCAGTAATAATGCCCCACTGCCAATTAATGCAATACCTGCCCCATATTTGAGATACACTCCATAAGACATCAAGCCAAAGCCTGTTAGACCTAAAAGATCTAAAATGACAGTTCTCATAGTTCTAATACCTCATTCGGGAAAAAGTTTTCATCATCAGTGCTCAACATAATGCGACCTATTGCCATCATTAGAGCCACCGCTCCGTCTATTTTATTTTCAGGAATTTCTTTAATTGGACGCACTACATCATCATTACCTGGAACTGTCTTACCAACCACATTACCGATACACCATGTCATAATTGGATTTCCATCATGATGGAAACGCCCAGATTCAATCGCAGCTTCCAGCTCTTTCATCGGATCAGAAAGATTGGTGTAGTTTTGTGTAATGGTTATAGGGTTAAGCCCTTCATCGGCTAAGTTATGACTGATTGCTATCGCTCCATGCGGGTCAATTGCAACACAGGAAACTCTATGTTCTTGATTGGTATCTTTGATGACTTCTTCGATTTCTCGATAATCAACTTCCGCACCATCTGTTGCAGTTAAATGTCCACTATTTACCCATTTTTGATATTTATCCACCACTCGTTTTAAAGCGGTATCAGTGTTATAGATAGTATCTTCCGGAACGAAGAATTCTGGAGCAATACAATAATAATGCCGCTTACCATCAATAACCCGAGCAAACACTTTAACAAGCGAGTTCATATCAAGCTTACGCGCCATATCAAGGCCAAGCACGACATCATCACCTTGGAAATCTTCAAGTGATAGTGTTTCATCCTTACAGTTTTCCCAACTCACCATATTGAAATAGCTTTCTTTGGCCGACACCCACACATTCAAGTGTTTTGTCTTAAAAGTATTGGTAAGACGCGCATTATTAATTGCCTTGTTTTGTTGGCTAATTAGGTAATCACCATACACAGACACATCAAAGTTTGGATTTGCTTTGCGTAATACGCTTTCATCTGTCCAATCATCATCTTCATCAATTGTATAAATGATCCCAAATAGCTCATCATTCGGAATTGCACCGGATAGTTTTTCAATTACTTCTCTGCGTTTGTCATAACAAGGACCTTCGATGTTATAACCTGCAGTCGTAATGATAAACATAAGCGGTTGTTTACGTGCTCCCATACCAGTCAACATAGTGGTATATAGCTCATCATTCTTATGCTCATGATATTCGTCCACTATCGCACAACTAGGCGATGCACCATCACCAGGTGAACCAATAAGCGGTTCAAAACGAGAACCATCAGCAGGGCGGTTTAAGTTAGAGGCATTTACTTCAATACCGAAAGTTGAACAAAGTAGATCGGTCTTCTTACACATCAACCGAGCAGGACGGAAAACTTCCCACGCTTGTTTTTCGGTGGTTGCACCCGAATAGACTTCTGCGCCAAACTCATTGTCCATGCAGAACATATACAAGCCGACACCTGCAGAAATCGCTGATTTACCATTTTTACGCGGAACTTCGACATAAACTTCACGGTAACGACGCAGATTGTCGTTTTTTCTATGCCACCCAAAAGTATTTGCCACAATGAAGAGTTGCCACGGTTCAAGCGTGATATTTTGTCTTTTTGATGCCCACTCCCCTTTTGTGTGTGGTAGGTATTGAATAAATTTACACGCTTTTTCAGCCTTCACATCATCAAAATAATAAGGAAATTTAACCGCACTTTGCTTTTCTAAATCATCAATGAACTGCTGACAGGTTTTTACAATAAATCGGCACGCGGGAATTTTGCTAGCAATAACATCTTTGGCATACTTAATTGCCTTTTTTACATTATCTGTCATTGCATTAACTCCGCGAATGGATTCTCAATTTTATTGTCAGCATTGCCCACTAATCTAGTGCGACTACTTGGATCTAAACCAAGTAATGAACCAAACTTAGCCATGTCAGCCATTGCTTCCTTTAGCGTGGTGAACGCTGGATTTCGTTTAATACCAGCATCAGATTCAATGACGCTGCCGAACTTCTCAATATCACGATTAGCTTGCTTTCTGTTTTGGTAAGCAATGCAATAGTTCGCAACCGTCTGCAAGTCCGTTTTTAGCAATACTTTTTGTGGGATCAACTCTTTTAACACAAAGACCCACATTGTTTTGCCATTCTCGTCTAGATCATCTGGCGGCGGTGTATGCTCATCAAATTCGCTAAACTGCGGTTCATCTTTATTTAATTTTCTCTTACCAGGATTGCCTTGACGCTCTTTCACTGCTGTCGGCTTAGGCTTTCGCCCCCTACCTGAAACGAGTGCTTTTCCTGTCATTTTGGCTTACCTTTAAAATCTTAATTTCGCGGTTGTGAAAATAGAGTTAGGGGGGCGGTTTCGATAGGCAAAACCTATAGAGATTTTACCACCCCCTCCCCTTACAAAAACAACCGCACTTTAAACACTATTTCAAGCGTTCTCGCGCTGTTTTGAATTTATGGCATGAATTACATAAACTTTGTAGATTAGTTAAGTCATCACTACCACCGTGAGCTTTAGGGATTATGTGGTCAACAGTTGTAGCTGTTACAAACAGACCTTGCTTTAAACATTCTTGGCACAAGTAGTTATCGCGAACTAACACGACAGCTCTTATTTTTCGCCATTGAGCTCCATAACCACGCTGAGACGATGTCTTTCCTTTCTGATGTCTTTGCCAACCACAACCTTGATGTTCATCACAATAACCATTGCTGTTGATTGTTGTATTCTTACAGCCTTGCTTTCTGCATGCTTTAGGTATTCTTGCTGGCATAGTTCCCACCAAAAGAAAAAAGGCGAGTATTGTCACTCACCTTTTATTTACTTAACTTCTCTGTTTGCCACTCCCGAATTTTATCAATACGGTTTAAGCACATATCACGTTCACGTTTTAGGATTACCGCGTACTTTGTCACATCACCATAAGTATCACCAGCAAATGCCGTCTTATCTAAATGAGCGGTAAATGCGGCAGGTAATTGAGAACAACTCATGACAACAGGTTTACTGGCGCAAGAACTCAATAACATTGCTAGGAGCGCTAGTGTTAAAAGCACTGCTGGTTTTAACTTGTTTCGGTATTGATTTGATAACTGCATCTGATTTACTCCTTGAATCTGATTCAACCTGACTTAACTCAAATGTGAGCTGTCTATTTCGCTCCGCATCTTCTTCTAATCGGGTGATCGTTTGACTTTGTGCAGCAATTGTTTCTTGGTGCGTTTTAATCTTTCCATTCAACCCATCAATAGTTGCTGACTGATGATGAATCCATCCACACAATGCAAGAATTACAAACGCAGAAACAACGGAGCACACCAATAAAACCTTTGTGAATCCGTTACTGATATATTGCCAGATACCAATCATGTTAACCCCCATAATAAATAGCGGTGCGGTTTAGGCTCTTTTGTTTACGCTTTCGCCATCTGATTTAATAGCTCCCATAACCGCACCGGCTAACCATGCACATAACAACTATACTTTATTGACTGGAGATAAACATAAATCACGTTCCCTTAATCTTCGTTTTAATATAGATTTATGTACCTTACCATTCACCCTGGAATAATTAGGGAAAGTATTACACATGCGTATAAAATCTTTATCAATTGCAGCTTTATAAAGCTGAGTCTTTTTAAAACGACCACTTTCTCTATCTAAGTAAAACCGAGAGCCTTGACATCCAATGTTAAAAATTAATGAGCCCAAAGCATCTATTTGATTTTGGTTCATTTCATTGTATGGATAGTAATCAATAATGCACTTACTAACCTTGCGCAAATCTTTTGCATACTGATCTGCTATTTCTTCATTGGTATAGGTTTTACCTATGATGACATTAGCGCCACCCGTAGTAGCCGCTCCGATACCAAATGTCCACTCTTTTGCTGCACATTGATACGGATTAGTTCTACAACCTTCTTCATCACCAGTTTCGCGTGCACCATTCTCGGAAATTATAATTCCTGATGAACGATCTTCAGAGTCATATACCAATCCAACAATTACACTAACTAAACAAACACCAAAAGCACTAGCTTTTTTGAGTTTTGACATCTTTATCACCCTGTATCATTTCACCGTTTTTGTCACGAACGCCCGCTCGAATTTCTTCGAGTTCTAACATTCGTTTTTTATAACGAGATTCACGTATATAACCACATATAGTGACAAGAACACCAATTAAAATAGACCATTCGGACAGAGTCATAGCTCCGAATAAAGCAGTTAGCCAACCATAAGCCTGAGACTCTATAGGCATGTCTTTTAGAATTTGCATTTATACCCACCATATTTTTGGCAATAAAAAACCCCCGATGGAAAACCATCAGGGGCATGAAAATCACTTACACTTTAAAACGTGCAAAAATTGCACTATAGCAAACATGATACTCTTTTTGTCCGGACTGTCAAGGCATTTTATTAAAAATTTTAAACAATAAAAATACTTGCACTTCCACCACTCACAATCATCAACATTAAGGATGTTTTCACAGTTTTTAAACGATTAAAATATTCTGTTTTTGAGATTCTTAGGTATGTCAAGATTTCTTCTTTATCCCACCGTTTTATATAAGTTAGCACAAATACATCATAAAGCTCAGGTGTAAGTTTACGGATAATACCAAGATACCCATCAATTTTTAAACCAAGGTCATCAGAGATAGAATTAATGCGATATTTATGTGCGTAACGTGCTTCACATTTCATTTCTGCAAATCCAGCGGCAACCCGTGGGAATTCTGTTTCATGTCGCGGTGTTGCCCAATAACCAAATTCAACAGCAATTGCATCAATATCTAACATGACATCTCCTTAATCGACACTAAAACCTTTCCACCCTTGACTACACATTTGCGTACAATTCGCAAATCATCAATAACACTATCGTCCACCAGCACGCCCGCTTTCACTAACGCGTCTAATAATGATTTAAAAAGATTATCCAAATCACGCATTCTTCTATCCGGCATAAATGCTTCCACCACCACTGCAGCACGAATACCCGCTGGAAATCTTGCTGAGCGTCTTGTCATCCAGGCGACCTGTGCTGCATAAGCGCGTCCTTTCGCGCTAATTAATGTTTTCCCATTTACTCTGCGCCAATAGGTATTAACAGAAGGTGGAAATGGTAGTTCAAGTGTTATCGTCATCTTGGAAATCTCACTTTAAAAAAGACCGCACTTTTGATTGTTAAACTATTAATCAATCACTAATGCACCAATCTTGATGGAGTATAAAAAGAACTTATGCCAAAGCTCTATTTGTGAACCATACTTTTCTTCAAATGCTTTTATGTTTTGATGTAATTCATTGTGATGAATTCGGCAAAGCGGAATACAATCCAAATCATCAGCTTTACTTCCCATCACACCATTACCATGACCAATTAAATGATGTGGATCATCTGCTTGTTTACCACAGCACACACAAGGCTGAGTTTTTACCCAACGTAACCATTTTTCAGAACGGATATATTGCGGCTTTGGTCTTGCCATATATTGAAGTGGAGGATCATCATCTGCTTTTAAATTTAAAATTGCTTTATCTAAACGGTCCATGTGATAAATAAGAGGATCTTCGAAACGAGTAGAACTTTCTTTATTGTCTCGTTCGTAATTTTTAACACTAAAAACCTTTCTTAATAACGCATCACTCAATAAACGTTGAAGTCCATTCTTAAAACAATACAGCACTAAATCTGATTCTGTTAAAGGGCGAGCATGTTTTAAATCCACTTGGATTTTTGCAATGATTGCTTGCTCTATATTTTGTTCCACCACCAACGATGCTTTTTCTGCATCGTAGTTTCCCTTGCGCATTTCTGTATCGTGGTGCCAACAAGTTCTAATAAAACCGTCTAAGTGCGGAGTAATTGTTAATTCTTTATGACAGTATTCACCATCACTCAACTGACAATGCTTAATACTGCCAACAAAATTCATCAACGCTTTTTTTGTAAGTAATTTTGACCGCACTTCCTTATTTTTTAAGAAATCCACCACCAACGGTGGAAATTCATCACTAATAGCTCCTTGCCAATTAACTACACCCGATTCCTTATGTTGTAATTCAGTAGGCTCTGGCATTAACACCATTCTCTTCGTCATTACCTGTGCAGCATTGCGCGGAATTCTAAACATCATTAAACCAAGGTCTGATTGTTTATATGGTGTCAACAACAATACTTGCATTAATGCCCCCGCAACGATCCTTTAATGCTTGCAATAATCTCTGCTTGACGTGTTTTTGAGACTGGCATAGATGTTGCTTGTGCTGGTAATTGTTTTGTTGGCTCAGGTAACACTTCACCATTTTTTAAACGGTCTGCCATATTGCGTAAGGCCTGTTTAATTTCTTTTCGTAACTGCTCTACTGACCAAGTGTATCTACGACAACGACAATACAAATCAGTGATCAACCAATATTCCACGGTAGAATTGAATTTAAATTTATCTACATCAGCCATGCCATAACGTTGAAAACTGGCTAAACGCTGTGCTAATTCTTCTTCTGACGGTAAATCCATCGGAATTTTGCACCACTCGATGAAATCAAACAGGTTTGGAAAATAATCATTTCTTGCTGCACGAACTCTTGCTAATCCACGCTCTAACATATCCACAGATAAAACATCATGATTCACTAGCTCCTCAATCCAAATAAATTTCGCTTCTTCCAATGCTTCGTCTGTTGGGTAGTTATAGCGCCAACGGTTGCAGTAAGCACACAATCGATTAAATAACTGATTAACTAATTCTGAAACATGAGTATTTAAATCAACCCCTGAAACACAATTTTCTTGTCTGATTGCCACGTTCATTTCAACATCCCAATTTTGCGTAGTTTTTCCGCTACTTGCGGATTACGAATTTGAATTTGTCTGCCCTTTGCCCAATCCGTGCTTTTGCTTGCCGGGTTTGGTGCACTGCCTTTCGGTTTTAACATCGTGCCATCAGGCATTACCCAAGCACCGTCTCGCATTTCTGGTCTGCCCTTGTTATCCCAACGTTCTGAACCAACAACATACTCACCGAAGTTTGTTGGACGGAAAATCGTACTCGGTCGGAGATATTCGACCATTTTCGGATCACGGCCCCATTTCGACACGAGATAATCCACCACACGTTTACACACACCCAAATCGAATTCAGCCAATCGAGCACCAATCGCTTGTTTTGTTTTTTCAGTGAGCTTGTACCCTGTTGGTTTACGTTCGCCTTGTTCTTCAGCAAGATTTGCCAATGCCACGTTCAAATAATCCAACACAACTTGCTCAGCTGGGGGGACTATAGGGGGGTTATTTATATTTGTTTTATTATTTGTTTTTGTAGGGTGGCGTTTTTCGCCAGTGGTGGCGGTGGCGTTTTCCGCCACTGGTGTCGTGGCACTTTTCGCCACTGGTGGCGTTTTTTGTAACTGGTGGCGTTTTTCGCCACTGGTGGCACTTTTCGCCACTGGTTTATTTTCAACGTTAGGAAGGTCTTTCACTAAATAGAATTCAGTCGTTCTTCCAGAGGTTTTAACAGTACGAATCAAACCAACTTCTTCAAGCTCTTTAAGGATTTCATAGATAGTTTTGTCTCTGTTAATGCCAGTGAATTGTTTAAATTGATCAATAGAAATAAAATCACTCTCTTTCTGCCAACCAGTCGTTTTACGAGCCACCAACAAATAGGCTTTTACAGCGTTACCAGAAAGGGCAAACATCACTTCATCTACAAAAGCATTAGGGATCTGAAAAGAATTAGGAATAAATTTGCTCATAGCATTAACTCCGATGCGTAACGTTGTGCGATCCATTGAATACCTTTCGATGTCACGCGAGTTTGTGTAAAGTTGTGACCGTGCTCTGCTGTACCAGTTTTTACAGTAAATAAGCCACGGCTTTGTTTGTCTGAATATGGAATAAGATTGCCTGATTGACGATATAACGCCTTATCACGCTCTAGTGCAGCAATCATCGCTTTCTCTGGCATATTTAAGATTTTTGCCGTTTCGCGTAATGATTTTGTTGTGCCAATATCAACGTAAAGATCTACAAAGTCCGCTTTAGGTTTCATTGCTTTATTCTCTAATGCTAAAGCTTGTTTCTCTTTCTCTGATGCCACCAACTGCTCTAAGGCTTGAAGGTAATTCTGCGGTAAAAGTGCGGTCGGATTTTGTTGGTTTTCTAACTCTTGCCAACGGTCAATAACTGCCGCTGTAAATTCCGGTGAAAACTGAGCAACTAAAATATAAGTGTCGCGCTTATTCAAAAAGTACTCATAGTAGATTTGACCATTCTGTGGGTGGGTGTACGGTTTCGGCTGATACCCCCCAATCACACCTTTTGAAATAAGTGTTTCAATGCTTTTACACACGTCACTATGTCTAGAATTAACAAGTTTTGTTATTTCTCGACTGCTCATTGTTAATGCACTTGCATTTTTATCATTAATCGGTAATAATTCATTCATCTTGTGAACTCCTTGTGAGTGTAATTAACCACGGTGGCCGCCGTGGTTTTTTATTGCCGTTTATTAAGTGAAATCACACACTCAATAGAATGTTGTGTTGCAGCTAAATGTTTATTTAATAACTTGCGGATCAAATCTTCTTCACAGCTGGTAATCTCACCATCAGCAAGCGCGCTTTCTAATGCTTCAAATAGCAATCCACGAGCTGATAACTCATGTAATTGAATATTTGCCATTTCTACTGCATCTAAGTCATCTGTACAGGTATCTGGTACAAAACGTCCACCAGCGGCACGGCATAATTCTTCAATAAATTGTGTGCAACCATATTCAAGCTGAATAGCGATTAACTCTTCATTTTTGAACCGTTGGCCCTTTGTTTGATAAAGACGATTATTTAATTCACTTTCAGTAAATCCTAAGAATCCAGCTACCGCACTTTTACCACCGGGTATCTGTTCAATCATCTCTATAATTGTTTGTTTCATTGCCATAATTTTTGCCTTATTTTTATGGTTTTCTTTTTGATTTTTACTGATAAATTAATCCCACAAATCGGGGCGTAATTCAGATTTTTTAACTTTGCCATTAGTAAGTTCTTCAATCTTTGCACAGCGTTCAGCCGGTACTTTTTTACGCCATTTTGATACTGCCCAAGGTGTGATATTGAAGTACCGAGCCATGGCAGAAATACCGCCTACGATTTCATAAGCTTTTTCGATTGGTAGCATCTTAACCTCTTTTCTATTTTAAGTAGCATAATTCTACTACTAAAAATAGAATTGAATCAACTATTTTATTTACGTATTCTCTACCTTTAGTAGAAACAAGGGGGGTTATATGTCAGATTTAGCAAGCCGAATTAATGAATTAATGGCTCAGCAAAATAAAAGAATAGGAGATCTTCAAAAGGCTCTAGGCGTAACCTATGAAATGGCCAGACGTTATACGCTTGGCACAGCCACACCAAGAGATGACAAAATTGAATCTATGGCTGAATACTTTGGAGTTAGTCCTGCTTATTTGAAATATGGCTCTACTGACTCAACTGAAACAAAAGTCAAATCAAACATAAAAGAGCTTGGAGCTTTTGATTTGTGGGATAGAAACACCCCATTAAATAGTGATGAAGTGGCAGTGCCTTTTTATCAAGATGTTCGCCTTGCTGCAGGTAATGGATTTGCAGATGACATTGCGGACTATAACAATTTTAAATTACGCTTTTCTAAAGCTACATTAAGAAAACAAGGTGTGCAGTTCGAAAATGCTGTGTGCGTAATTGCTGACGGTAACTCTATGGAACCTGTTATTCCGGATGGAACAACAGTGGGAATTGATTTAGGCAATAAAACCATTAGAGATGGGAAAATATACGCAATAAACCACGGTGGATTGCTGAGAATAAAACTACTCTACAATATGCCTAATGAGCAAGTGAAGATCCGCAGCTATAACAGTGATGAACACCCTGATGAAATAGCAGAGTTACAAGACATTTCAGTACTTGGGAAAGTGTTCTGGTATTCTGTTTTATTGTAAAATTTGGAGTAAAGATGAATATAAAATCCTTAGATGATTTGTTGGTTCTTGCAGAAAAATCAATTAAAGGTGATGATATTGGTGAGATTGATTTTTCTGATTTTGCTAAAATATCTGTTAAAATTGATGGAGAAAATTATCATGGCGAGTTGACAGCTAGTCTATGCCATTCGTTAAATCAATTCCATGATAGTTTATCTCGGTTGTACTGTATTGCTAAATATGGCGAAGAAAATCTTACAAATCTTTCCGAGGAAGATAAAGAACTACTCAATGTTACATTCTTTGTTAATGAGGGATGTACAGAGTGGAAAGTAGATTTTCAAAAATTATTTGAGAAAATTGGAAAACAGGTTGTAGAAAAAATGAATCCTTTCGGATTATCTTTTTGTGTGGCTTTAGGTATTGCAGGTATAACTGGTCATTATATATATGACCGTTATGCAGAAATGACAGAAAATATCGTCACACAAACAAGCTCAACAGAAGTCATCAAAGAACAAGCTATTGCTATGAAAGATATGGCGAAAGCAATTTCTTATCGTGCGCAAGATTTTTACATTGAGCAAATTAAGACTTACGATGACCCAAAAGAAATTACATTATCAGTTGGGGAAGACAGTAAAGTATTAGACCAAGATGAAATCCAAGATTTAACTAAACGAACAAGACGCAAAATGGAGAATCTTGAAAAAGAGGTACAAGTCCGAATCGAATCCATCAAGAAATCTGCCGACAAGTATATTGTTTCCTGTTCTTTATGGACAGGTGGAAATACGTTCCTAGTTAACGTTGATACATCATTTATTGATAAAGAAGAAACGGATTTACTTTTTGACGCCTTTAAAGATAATAAACCCGTAAATATCCTTGGAAATGTGAAGAGTTTTCAGGGAGAAATCCAAAAGGTGAATGCATCTTCAATATCAATCCATAAGCAACAAAAGAATTAGAATGAATTCTTTACTCTTAAGTTCAAACAAAACCGCCTATATGGCGGTTTTTTATTAGGTTTCATTGAGTAATTCCAGAAAGTCATTTTCTGATAGGATTCTTATATTATGGCCTTTAGAAATTAGCTCTTGTGCCTTTATTTCCTTATTACTTAATTCCTTGCCGGCTAATCGGCTCTTGTCTTGAATTCCTTTAACAAGTAATGTTACCTTCTTAGAAACGCCATCCACCACATCACAACCAACAGAAGCGGCTTTTTTAGCTGCATCCTGTCTTGGTATTGACAACTCACCTGTAAAAACTACCACTTCGCCATATAAAGGCCCATTTGGATCACCTTGGCGTTTTATTTTGGGTAAAATATGCCCATTTTCGTCATACTCTACGTGAATAGGCTTTTCCACTCTATCCAACCAGTAATCTAACGGTTTTCCACTTTCGAGCAAAGCTTTATTCAATATTTCACCTGCAACAATAGCATCATCTAGTGCATTATGATGGTTTTCTTGTTTGATTTTTAAATGTTTTGAGACTTTTGCCAATCCATAGCCTTTTTCTGCAAATTTATCACTCCAGCATCGTCTCACTACACGCATAATATCTAACCATTGATTAGGCAGATTAGGAAATATCTTTTTCATTGCCGCTTTATCAAAAGCGCCATAGGAACAAATAAGATTAGTACTAAAGAATTCTTTAATAATTGGAACAATATCACTAAGAATAGGTGCATCTCTCACATCTCTTGCTGTGATACCGTGAATTGAAACATTGATAGGATCAAAATAATCTCTTGGGTTCACCAACGTTTCCCATTTTGTGACAACTTCCCCATTCTCAAAAAATACTATCCCAACCTGGCAAATTGAAAGTAAATCAGGGTTTGCAGTTTCAATATCTATAACAATGAATTTATTCATAATTTCACCAACAACAAACACATACATTTGCTGACACTAGATAAATAAAGTGCGGTCATTCTACTTAAAAAAATTAACGTATTCCGTGATCAGCATCTCAAATCGCAACATTTGCTGATTAAAAAATAAGCAATCAAACACCAACTAACAAAATATTTTTCCTTAAAAATCAAATAAATACTACTTTGAATAGAAAATAATTCTACTTTTATGCAAATTTTAGTTGCATAAATATCTACTTTAAGTAGAATTGACCGCAACAAAGCAAAACACTTTGAAACGTTCTTTAAAAACTTGGTCTCGTGCGGGATATAAATTATCGGCTGTTTAAGTCGAGTAACCCCAGAGCAGAAAACTGTACTGCGTGTTTAACCGAAGTGATGTGGTTGGCAGGTCAATGGCAGCGCTGTTTATATCTTTAAGCAATCCCTTAGAGGATACGAGTTCGGTCGGGGAAATGGTAACAAGCCCACGGATCGGTTTATTTCAAAGCATATTTGAAGTTAAGACATCAATATCAAGTGTGCTTTGAAATGACAATCAATAAAAGAGGTTTAAATATGGAAGAAGAAAAAGAAAAAAGCCTATCTGATAAAGATAAAAGACTAATCAAACAGGCTGTATTAGAAAGTGTGGCTAAAAATACAAATCTGCCACCAGACAATATTGCTAAAGCACTGTGTCGGGCTTTTACATTTATTGACCTTTATGGGCGTTAATAACCTTCATCAAATCTACGTTTTCATCTAATGACAAAAATCTATTAGATAACGTTTCAACAAAGTCCGCAATGCCATTAGCTGAGTCGCTGTTTAAATAAATGTAAGGAGCTGCAGTTGATGAGCTTGATGTTTTGGCTATATCTCTTGCAAAAAGTAGTGCAAGAGCGTCTGCTTCAGGTTTATTCATAATAATATCCTTATTTGAGTTGTGAGAGTCTAAATTATATTCCTTAGTGTTGTGAGAAACAATGAGGGCTTGAGCCTTACAAGCATAAAGAAAGGCACCTTAATGGTTCTTGGAGCCACCAGCTAAAGCCGCTTTCAAGTAGAAACATCACTAATTTTACACTTTGTTCAAGTGGTGTGAGAGCGGCTCTAGCTGGAAACAGCACATAACAATATGTTCTTCTTTAATCAATTACCCGCAGTTGCCATTTATAGCTTATTTGCACTGCGGGCTTTTTTTTACCTAATTCCACCATCACTACAAGGATCTACTCATGAAACAAAATCAATTCACAAGATTTATTAAAAATACCGCCTACGGTGTTGCAACAGTTTGTTCAATCATTGTTGCCGCAATGGTTATTCTCACCGCATTAGCGGCAGAAGCAAAAGAATACACTAGCCCTGCACTAGAGCGTGAAAGAGCGAGAGTGCAGTGGATTGCTGAAAACGGTGAGTATCAAAAGAATCTAACCGAAGAAGGCGAAAAACAGGCTCGTGCTTACGTATCTATGAAACAAGCTGAAATTAATAAGGAATAGAAATGAAACTACCTTTTAAGACTAACAGCGAACTTGCCGCTAAGGAAGAACGTAATAAAAATTATTTATCCGCTTGTGAGCTTTGGAAAAAAGCATCAAAGCTAACCGGAAAAGAGATAAATAAACACTGGTGCATAAGCCGTGCGGAATGGTGTCAAAAGATGCACCTGGAAGAAGTTAAACTTAAAACGAGAAAAATCTATGTACCGCATTAATACCTATTATGGCCATACCATTGACTACATCAAGCCAGATCCTAACGAAATTGATATTCGTGATATTGCTCATAACCTTAGCTTTGAAAACCGCTTTATTGGTCAAACTGCTGAGCCTTATAGCGTAGCGCAGCATTGTGTACTTGGCAGCTATATTTTTGAAGAAATGGGATTGCCTGAGCTTGCATTTCTTTTCCTACTGCACGATGCGGCAGAAGCCTATTTGAAAGATATTCCGACTCCGCTAAAACATTTGCTAAGTGAGCCTTATCGCAATATTGAAGATCGCTTTAATTTAGCAATCCACCAGCGTTTTAATGTTGAGTATAAGAAATTGCCAGCAATTAAATCTATGGATTTATCTATGCTTGCAACGGAAAAAGAACAGTTACTTCCACCGGCATCTGTAGAGTGGCCACAATTGGAAGGTGTCTCTTCAGCCAATATCACAATTGTTTTTTGGCAACCACATCAAGCTGAATCAGCATATCTTGCCCAATTTAAACACTTAACTGAGATTTTGAACTATGGCGACAAGTAAAAAACCGCGTAAAAAGCACGATAGAAATGCCAATATCAAACGGCAGAGCGACAGAATATGTCGCAACTCTCTTGTGCTTTCCGTTATTGGATTAGGAAATGATGGTACTGAATGGATTAAAAACAATATTCCACAAGATAGAACGACGGCCACTGAACAAGATTTTGAACTGATGTATAACAAATCTCGACCGTGGTCGTTTGTTTTCGGTGTTATTTGCCGTGATCAACTTGGAAGAGGTTATATAAAATTTGAATATCAATCTCTTGCTAACCAATTTGCATTCACCGCACCTGAAATGACTGATTACGTCAATGACAATATTAATGCCATTTTAAACGATGTAAACGAAGAGCACGTACTCTCCCCTTTTCTTATTGCATCACCAGAAAAAAAAGAGTTTACAGATGATTACATCAAGAAACTTTTAACCTGGAAGAAAGTGGAAACAACGCTTAAAACACCATTTGAGATTAAAGCATTGCGTGAAGAAGGAATGGCCGCATTACGCGAAATAGATCCAACAGCTTACACAGATAAAGCAACTTGGACGATCCTTCGTAAAAATGGCTGTAATGATTTTGCCGATATGCGATTAGTTGGATTAGAGAAATATCAGCACTGCAAAGGTATCGGTAAAAAACGCATTCAAAGTTTGATTGATGGCTACCACGCATTAATCAATGACGAAAAATTAATTCCCAAATTGACCGCACTTCGTGAATTTGAAACTCAAATTTATATCCACCAACAAACAATGGCCCGATTAAATCGAGCTGCACAAATGTAGGAGAACCTAATGGCTAAATTTATCAAACTGACTAATACAGATGAATCAGATATTTTCATCAATGTAGAACAAATTCAAACCATCACTAAAGATGAAAATGACACAGCTATTCAATTTGAAGATGGCACTATCTTTGTGAAAGAAACCCCGGAACGAATTATTCACTCAATCCAATCTGGCGGTGCGGTTAATGAATTACCCGTTGTTGATGTTATGACCACTAAGTAAAAAAAGACCGCACTTTTGGGGAGTAAAAAAATGAAACCAAATTTTAGATATTTTAAATGTAAATTAGACGTTGAGCCTATTAAATCATTAGATGAGCAATAGCGAAAAGATAGAAAGACCAGAGATAAAAAACTTGACGCTATTTTTGACACTATCCCGTTTTATGAAGGATGGAGAGGTAGCAATCGTGATATATTTGGAATTGTTTGCAGTTTAGATAATCCTGAATATGCAAAAATTAAAGAGGATAAAACATATAAATTTGAAATAGTTGAAAATAAGAAAGTTGTCATCACTGGCAACCGCAGAACAAAAGCCGGTAAGGCGTTTTACGCTAAAATCCAAAGCGTTAGAGATATTTTAAATCAATATCCAAGATTTAATGATTTTATGTTGCGAAAATTAAAGCTTACTTGCTGGGTGTTTGGCGTTAGCACTTGTTATGTGTCGGTATGTGGTGTTGCAAACGACTACTTTATCGCATCAATACCAGAAAAGTCAGAGGATTTTGGCGGTGATAAATTCCCAGAAATACCAGAATACCTAACCGAAATTAAACAAAGTGAGTTTCTTGCTCTACAGGGTAAATAGGATAAGAAATGACAACAACACAAGATATTTTGAACGAGCGAAGAAATACGCACGGTGATTTCATTCAAGGCTCTGTTACGTTTAATGCGTTAATGGAGCTTATCAATAAAAATCGCAAGAATATTGATGGAGTGCAGTATTACGCATTGACAATGATAGCTGGAAAGTTAGTGAGAATTCTTAACGGTAATTCGCACGAAACAGACCATTGGCAAGACATTATTGGTTACGCAACACTTGGCGGACGATTGGAATTAGCCAAAGGCCTTGATAATACAAGCGAGCCGCTAGTTGATATTTTGCCAGTGGTAAATCTTAAGTAGTAAATCAATATTTAACAAATCCAATAGGCGTTCCAAGTGAGCGCCTTTTGTTTTAGGAGAAAGAAAATGAAAGAATTTAACTTAGATGCAGCTTTAAATGGCGAGCCTGTGATGCTTAGAAATGGGAAAAAGGCTTACATTGGTCATAAAACGCCTGATAACTATGTTTCTGATAACGGTAAAGAAATCAAATTCCCATTACATGGTTATATTATTAAAGCGTATAACATAATTGAAGTCCCTTATATGTTTTGGAATATAAATGGAAGAGCATATAAAGATGGCGTTGATAATGCATCTGATATTGTTGGAATGTGGGAAGAGCCAAAGATTAGCGTTGAAGATTTACCTAAGCCGTTTAAGCCAAAACTTGGGGAATATTATTATCGTATTACATCAAGATCTTTCTACGACATCCTTGATATCAGAGAAAAAGAATATACTGACCCAGAGTATGATGATAAAACTGTTAATCAAGGCAATGCATTCCGCACAAGAGAAGATGCTCAAAAATGGCTTGATTTTATGAAGAGTATGATGGAGTAAGTATGAGTGAGAAAGTTTATGAGTTTAAAACTGTTATGGATTTTTTACAGCTAACAGAAGAACAATTTAAACGTTTTTTGCCTGATTTCATTCATTGGTTTGCTTTGCGTAAGGAACTTCAAGCAAAACAAGCTATGCTAAATGATGGGTTTGGAGGTCTTTTAAAAATCACTCCAGAGCCTGTTATTAAATGGATAGACGATGGAAAAGTTGGAGAAGTAAATTACACTGTAACCATTAAACAAATCGGAGATCGAGAATGAACGCATTTATAGAGATGATCATCCTAAATTTTTCACAATGTGGATAAATAGCGAGCATACATCTTATGACTTTAGAACAGACAACCCAGAAGTAACTCACTGGATGCCTTTGCCTAAACTGCCAAAAGATTAACAATGTGCTATCATATTCAAAAATTTTAAGGTGATGAATATGGAAAAAGCAGAAATCAAAACTAACTTCACTCCGTTTGCTCTAATGCCGTTAGCACTTGTTTGTGAGGCGACTAAACTTAGTGAAGATGAGCTTTATAATCTCGTTCGTGATGGCAAATTTCCAAAGCCTATATATCCTCAGCCATATATCCTTAGCTGGAGTGGCGAGGAAGTGAGGAAATGGATCGAACAAAATAAACGGAATGATGAATAATTAATAACCGCTATTATGGGCGGTTTTTTATTGGAGTAAAAAAATGAATATCACACCATTATTTATTTGTAGATTACTACAACGGGAACCTGTCAGCCCGTGGAAAGAATTAATAGACAGCCTAGAGAACAATCCTTTCGATTTGGTAACAAATAGTTACACTGTGGATAACAACAACAATAAAACTAGATTTTGGATCGGAAATGGATACCAGTATTTTAAAATGTATCCGGGAGAATTAAAAATCCCGATTTCGCAAAGATACAGAATTTACAAGGCTGTAAATGAGGTACAAGCAGCTAGATTTAAATCAAATAAATAGCAGTTTTATTGGAGCTTTTATGGATAAAATACAACTATCAGATAAAGCAGAAAAAGAAATGTCAGAGGCTATTAAGGTTATGGCAGTATCGGCTTTCACAGAGAAAAGTCAAAACTTAATCCCTCTTGATTATGTGGCCGCTCTTGTCGGTTGTCCTTATCAACACACTGCTAACGTTATCGTAAAACAGCCTAGCTTTCCAAAAGGCGTGAGATTGAAAGAAAAATCACACCCGAGATGGATAGCTGGCGAAGTTATTCGCTGGTGTAGAATCAACGCCAAACGCATCAAATAG